CCATCGTCTTCATCGTCGATGGGGAGAAGAGCGGACAGGACGGAATGAGGAATCCTCTCTCGGCGAACCAGAGGCTGGCCCTTCTTGGGAGGATCTTCCCGGACCTTGACGTGGACGTGGTCTCATCACCCCACGAGGCTCTGGAAGTTCTGGACCTGCAGGGAATCCGCCCACTTGCCTGGGTGGCCGGCTCGGATCGCTCCACCAACTACCGCAGGCTCCTGGCTGGTGAGAACATCACCTGTCAGGTAGTGGAGGTGGACAGGATGGCAGGTGAGGCTGACGGTGTCAGCGCCACCGAGGCCCGCAGAGCTGCCAGGGAGGGTGACCTCCAGGCCTTCGCGGAGCAGATGCCGGTTCTGGATCCCTCCACTCTTGCGGACCTGGTAATGAAGATTCGCGAGGCCGCCAATGGACGATCCAGCAGAGCAGATCAAGGACTATGACGTCAAGGCCAGGGCGGCTCAGTCCGCCCTGGAGTCGGCACAGGCCAGTAGCTCAACCCATCAGGCCACCATTGACCTGAACCGCCAGGCCTTGAAGCAGGCCCAGAGCAACAATGACGCCACGGCCATTGAGCTGGCCAGGGACCGCATCACCAACGCCAGCAACAACAAGAGCATCGCGGACACCGAGATCGCCATCGCGCGCCAGCAGCAGGCCTACTACACCAACCAGATCACCAAGCTGTCCACGGCGGCCATTGATGCCACGACGCAGACGCCGGTCCAGGTCGTCAGCAGTGGAACGGGTCGGCCAACCAAGCCAGTTCTAGAGATCCCCGCCAGCGCCTTCTCCAACAGCCAGCTCAGCAGTGGAAATCAGAGTCTCCTCAGCACGGACACTCGCCTGACCTACACGCGCAACACCAAGATCAGCAGGGACCAGCTGGAGACCGCTGACCGCCAGTACACCACGTCCATGAACCAGCTCAGCGGCTTCTGGAGCAGCGATGACATCACCAGCCCCGGCTACCAGGACGCCAAGCAGGCGGCTCTCAACAGCCAGAGAACATGGGAGCTGGCCAGGGACAACCTGGAGCAGGTGGTGGTGGAGGAGCGGTCCAGCCACTTTGAGCAGGAGGATCCCTTTGGTGACGCGGAGCTGGACATTCCTCAGACCCTGGCCCTTGATGTCGCGGTCACTGATCCCGAGGAGGATCAGAGTGGTGACGTGGTCGTCACGGGCGTTCCCGTTGACCAGAGGATCAGGCTTCGGCCCAAGCTCATGGAGGGAAACAAGTATCCCTTCTTTGGGGACGAGAACAGCGTTCTCCACATGCTCAACGAAACCAACGGAGTGTTCTTTCCCTACACGCCCACCATTACCACGGGAAACTCCGCCAGCTACAGCACCATGACCCCCACGCATGCCAACACGGACTATTACAGCTACACCAACAGTCCCGCGGTTAAGATCCAGATCAACGGTCAGTTCTCGGCTCAGAACCTCTCGGAGGCCCGATACACCCTGGCGGCCATGCACTTCTTCCGCAGTGCCACCAAGATGAGGTTTGGTGAGAAGGATGACAACCGTGGTCAGCCACCACCGATCCTGGTACTCACGGGGTATGGTGACTTCATGTTCAACACCCTGGACGTGATCCTGACGGACTTTACCATGGAGCTGCCAAATGACGTGGACTACCTGGAGGTCAGGATCGGCGACATCCTCAGCTGGGTTCCCAGCCTGGTGACCTTTGGGGTCACGTGTGTGGTTCAGCAGTCGCCAAGACAGCAGAAGCAGGAGTTCAGCCTGGATGAGTTCATCTCGGGTGAGCTGTTCAAGGGTGGTCTGAGAGGATGGATCTAAGATGAGCAAGGTCAACTATCGCGAGGGAAGTCCCTACGCCAAGACCCAGCAGACCAGCTGGTTTCTGAGCAACATGACCTTCATTGACGTACCCCGTGACGTCACGGATGAGTTCATCCCTGCTCTTCCCTCCAAGTATGAGCATCGTCCCCACCTGCTGAGCTATGACAAGTTTGGCACCCCGGATCTCTGGTGGGTGTTCAGTGTTCTAAATCCCGACCTGTTCAAGGACCCAGTCTATGACATGAAGGCGGGAATGGCTCTGTATTGTCCCAGCATGAGCCGCATCAGCACCATCAGGGGAGGTTGATAATGGTGGACAAGTCAAGGCGCATTGGCGCCCAGACCAGCTTCATTGGCGATGACATGCTGGGGGAGCTGGGCAGAGATGACTACGCCATCTCGGCTCAGGATGCCGGTGGAAATATCAGTGACGGAACCAACACCCCCAAGGGTGTTCTCAACGGACTGGACTTCACCCCCGTTCCCAATCCCATGAGTGATCTGAGGCAGACCACATACCACTTCAGCTTCTACCTGGACAGTGAGTTTCCTGACCAGCAGGGAAAGGGTGGCGAGTTCGTGATCGCCGAGACGGGCCTGACGGGCATGAACCTTCAGGACGTGAACATCGAGGCCATCGTTGGACCCAACCAGCGAACCAAGAACGCACTCAGCACCAGCGTGACCATGAAGATCTTTGAGCCCAAGGGAGCTCAGCTGCCGGATCTTCTCTACCAGGCCGCCGTGACGATGAAGATCAGCAACTACCTGAAGGCGCCCTGGTTTCTAAAGCTCAAGCTCAAGGGAGAGGATGACAACGGAAACTTCGTGACCGTTGGAACCCACTGGATCTGGCAGCTGATGCTGATTGACGTGGCCAGCCAGGTTGACCAGAGTGGATCCGTCCACACCATCACGGCCATGCCAATGAGCGAGGTGGCCCTGAACGATCAGTACTGTATGTTGCCCAGAACTGCCCGAGCTGAGGGTGCCACGGTGGGGGAGATTCTCCAGGGCGTGGTCAAGAACATGAACGAGGACGTGGCCAACCGCCACGGTAGAAGTAGCATTCCGCTGGTTGAGTATGCGATCGAGGATCGCCCCTATCCCTACGACACCAAGGTGGGCGTGAAGAGGCCCTTTGACCATCCGGTGACCTCGGGAACGCCCACGCTCTCCAATCAAGAGACCACGGGAGGATATGACCAGCAGATCGGTCAGTTCGCCCCCGGAACGGACGTTCCAGCCGTGGTGGACATGACCATGGCCCGAAGTGACACGGCGGTTAAGATGGCCAGGCTCAGCAGAAGTCTCCCTCCCGAGACCGGTGATGACAACGAGGAGGAGGTCCGGGACGTCATGAGCATCATGCACCGGGTGGACACTCAGGTGGAGCTCCGTGAGTATGATCCCGTGGCCGGCGACTACGCCAAGAAGATCACCTACATCGTCCGTCCCTACCCCAGCCTGCGGCTTCTGACCAGCATGGGAAGGGCCAAGAACTTTGACCTTGATACCAAGCTCAACCTGGCCAAGGCCAAGTTCGCCAAGAGCAGAAGCTTCATCAAGAAACAGTATGACTACCTGTTCACGGGCCTCAACACCGAGGTGGAGAAGTTTGACATCAACTTGAACTTCAACTGGGCCGTGAGTGTTCCCATGGCGCAGGGACAGAACAACGGTGGAAAGACGTCCGCTCAGGTGGACAACACCAAGAGTGCCGCCACTCTTCAGCAGGACCTCACTTCGGCCAACACGGACCTCCAGGGAAAGCAACAGGCTCTGGACGACTTCGAGAAGAGCAAGGCCGGCGTGGAACTCAACGACGCCGACAAGGAGACCAAGAAGAAGCTCGTTGAGGAGCTGGACAGCACCAGACGTCGCAGGGATGACCTGTCCAATGCCCTGGGAGCCAAGAAGGATGAGATCCGCGCCGGTCAGCCACGCCGCCTCCCTCCCCAGGCCAATGACCAGGTTCAGCGGTTCACGGATGGCGAGGACCTGATCTATGAGCGCATCCAGAAGGGTGACTTCCAGGGAGCCAGTCAGGGTGGACAGAGCGTGATGCCGGTGACGATCGTGCAGGACGCCAACAACCCCGGTCTCCGCACCACCACCGCCACCAGCAATGACAACAACGCCAACAAGACCATGTATGGCGCGCTGCTGAACCAGATGTACGGAAGCTTTGACGGAAACCTGCAGGACGTGGACCTTGACATCAGGGGCGATCCCTACTGGCTGGGCCCGGGTGACGTTGGTCGTCCCTGCGAGGAAGAGAGCAGTGACACCACGCCCAACTTCCAGAACGGTGAACACATGTTCGTGTTCCGCTTCAAGCTGCCTCTGGGGTATGATGACCGCACGGGAACCGTGAGCGTGGAGAGTGACGCTCAGGAGAACCAGCCCGGTCAGACCACCAGCAACATCTTCACCGGCTTCTACGCCACCATCTCGGTTATCAACAAGTTCACCGAGGGAAGGTTCACCCAGACCCTCAGGGCCACGAGGATCGCGGGATGGCAGTATGAGAACATCATCGAGGGCAGAGCGGCCGTCGTGGAGGACCTGACCAAGTTCAACGACAGTCCCGGTCCCAGCAGCCCCGAGGTCACCCAGAAGCCCCAGCCCAGTGGAACCAGCGCCACATCGACCACCAAGCCCAGGGGAGCTGGTGATCGCAGGGGCAAGGTACCCAAGGGAATCAGAAACAACAATCCCGCCAACCTGGAGTCCGGTCCCTTTACCAAGAGACAGACGGGCTATGTTGGAAGTGATGGTAGGTTCGCGCAGTTTGACACCGAGGCCAACGGAATCAACGCCCACGAGAGACTTCTCAGGTATAACTACCTGACGCGACCAACGACCGTGGAGATGGTGATCAAGAGGTACGCGCCTCCCAGTGACAACAGCCAGGCCAGTCTGAGAAACTACGTGGCTCACGTGACCAAGGCTCTGGGAAAGAGCCGAGTCGATGCCAATGACACCGTGGCTCTGGCGCGCGCCATGCGACAGTTTGAGTCACCGGGAAGCAACTAAGGGGAGACGTTCATGGCCAACCAGGGCTTCAGAAGATCATTCAAGACGCCCAGAGGTTACCAGGGAGATCCAGGTGGCCGGGTGGGCATGTTCAACCAGGTCTATCTGGGCATCGTCAAGAACAACGAGGATGCCTTTCTAATGGGTAGGCTCCAGGTGTGGATTCCCGAGGTCAGCAACGGGCCGGACGACGAGAGCTCCTGGTTTACCATCCAATACTGCTCACCCTTCGCTGGCGCGACCAGCGTCAAGGAGAACGTCAAGCAGGGACAGGGTCTGGACGACACCCAGCAGAGCTATGGATGGTGGGCCGTTCCACCCGACCTCGAGAACGAGGTGGTGGTGATGTTCATCAACGGAGATCCCAACAAGGGAATCTACATTGGTGGAATGTACCAGCAGTTCATGAACCACATGGTTCCCGGCGTGCCCACGGGCGAGGCCTACCAGAGTGGGCAGGACGGAACTCAGCCACCCGTGGCCGAGTACAACCGCTGGGACCCAGACGTGCCCAACAGTGACAACCACGTCAGGGCCCGATTTGAGCCCCTGCACGAGTCACTTCAGGCGCAGGGGCTCTACACTGATGCCAGTCGCGGACCCTCGTCAGCGGGTGCCCGGAGGGCCCCAGTGAGCAAGGTCTACGGCTTTAAGAGTCCCCTTGGTCATCAGATGGTGTTCGATGATGGTGACGATCCCTCGATCCGTTTCAGGACCAGGTCGGGTGCTCAGGTCTACATCAACGACGCCGGCTACATCTACGTTATCTCGGCGAATGGAAACAGCTGGATGGAGATCAGCGACGAGGGAATCGACGCCTACAGCGCCAAGGACATCAGCCTCCGAAGCCAGAGCAACATCAACCTCCACGCCGACCAGAACATCAACCTCCACTCCGGCTCCAGCCTCAACGGCTTCGCGGGTGGAAGTCTCAACTGGCAGTCGGGAGGACAGACCAACATTCTCTCGGGAGCCGAGACTCGTCTGACCAGCTCCGGTCACATGAACATCAACGCCGGCGGAAGCCTCAGTGCCCAGGCGGGCGCCAGCTTGAACTTCAAGAGTGGCGGAGCCACCAATGTACAGGCTCTGGGCAGGCTGGCTTTGGGAGCTGCGGGAAACATCGAGATGGTAGCGCCGCTGGTTCAGCAGAACATGATCAGCCTCTCCCCTCTGGCTGACGTGGAGAAGGCCAGCGGCACTACCAGCTCCTCCCATGTGGACAGGATCCTGGACGCCGGTCAGGGCTATCCCGACACCGCCACCGACAGCATCACCAGCCGCCTTCCCTCCCATGAGCCCTGGGCTGGTCATGGCAACATCAGCAGTCCGCCGGCAGTTGGGGGACAGGGTGGATCAACCGAGGTAGTCACCGAGGGAAGTGGCGAGGAAGTTGATACCACGGCTCCTGTGCTGGTTCCCGATGACGGAACCAAGTTCGCCGTTCCCGTCAACGGAACCTGCGGAAGTCCCTTTGGCTTCCGTATCCATCCCATCAAGAAGGTCAGGAAGATGCACACCGGCGTGGACTTCCGGCAGACCCCTCAGGGAACGCCCATCTATGCCAGCAAGGGTGGTGTGGTCACGTTCGCGGGTCGCAAGGGTGGCTATGGAAACTGCGTGATCATTGAGCACGGAAATGGAATGAG